AGCGCCCATAACGGTTTCTGCGCGGTTACCAGGGCCAACTTGGTAACCACCTGCGCCATTGGGGAGAGCCATAATTATTTCCTTAAATTAAAAAGTTCAACCCCAGATGCGGCAAGCCATCTGTGGACGAATCGTGCTATAGCCATACAGAACGTCAATACGACATGGAAGTCTGTCATTATTTATGTCGTACTGCCTAATCACACGCAAGCTAATCCCGTTATGTACTGCGCGTGCAGCCATATCAACCCCGGATGGCAGCAAGAGATCAGCCGTAGCGAACGTGATTGCCTGCTTGTGGTAAACAAGATTTTGCGGATATTGGGTAGCAGAAGATCCAAGCATGGTCACAACAGCCGAGGATTGCGGGAAGCTGTCAACCGTTGCCAGAGCGTTGTCCGACGTATAAAGCGCAGGAGAAATGCTCAGGGTGGCGGTAGACGAACCCGTTGCCGCAGCGGTCACAACGAACTGCTGAAGCGAACCAGTTGACTCACGGGTCTGTGGGTTGACAGCGTAAACGCCAGCAACCGTAAACACATCGCCCACGTTCCAAGTTTTGCTTGAGCCGGTGAACGAAATACCGAGAGTCGATTGACCTTGGGTCGAAACGGTGCTGGTGACCGTGATCGACGTTCCCCAAGAACCAGTGGTGTGCTGCTTGATCGACTGAGACATATTGATCTCGTCAAACCCAAGAACACCAGTTCCCATCATGCCGTTCTTGAACTGCTTGGAAATCGTGTCCGTAGGATTGAAAAGACCCTTCATGCCTTCAACCAAACCAGCGTTGGCAGCGGGATTAACCGTTGCATAACGTGGGGTCATCACAGCGGCGTTTTCGTTGAGCTTCTGTTGAGCTTGCAACAGAACCAGCGAGGTGCCCGGGGTCGTGCCTGGGGAGCCAACCGACGAGTAAATGTTCTTGTAAGCATTTGCAACGTCAGCGTCAATGCTGGAGGCCAACTGCGAGATACGCGGTTTGAGAACGCGCTCTGCAAAGTCATCCAACTGCATCGTCAGCTCGGCAGACGTAAAGTTCACGCCGATATGCTTCTGCGAAGCCACGGTCAGCGTGGTGTACTGCTCGTTATCGTCCTGAACTTGCAGGGCAGCGCCGTCGGTCACCAGAGCGCGGTCGGGCAGACGAATACGCAGGGTTGAACCGATCTTTGCACCTTCAACAGCAAAGCTGTCGTCGTACTGACGATCCACGTTACGGGTAAGAACCAGATTGTTTTCCAAGATCTCCAGGGCCTTCCTGGTGATCATGTCAATCGTAAGAATGCTATTCGACATGGTAATTCCTAAAAAAAGTTAGCGATATTGGGCTTGTGCTTTTTTAATCTGGCGCTGCCTGTCTGCTTCAATCCACTCCGAGGTAGACATCGTTTTGGTGGACCGTGGGTCCGTCGTGTCATAACTCGGATTGCCTGAAGTTCTGGCAGTTACCGGACTAATCGGCGCGGGCGCAGACGTAGTACGTTTAACCGGAACATCTGTGGCTATTTTAGCCTCAATGCGTCCAATCTCTTTTGCTTGCAAAATCGGGCTAAGACGGGAAATGCGATCTGTCTCTTTTGGATTGGACCCAAGGTAGTAAGCTACATCAGGGCCAGCATCAGAGGCTTGAATCGCTTGCGCCATCACGGTCGTGATCTTAAGACTTGGGTTGTACGCGACCTGTTCAAAGTCATCGTACTTAGACCGAGCCTCTTCTTCACGCTCGTGATACGCCTCAAGAATCTCCGTCTGTTGGCGCTGCTGGTCCCGTTGTGCAATTAGCTGGATTGCTTTGGCTTCTGCATACGCATCAACCGAATCAAACTGATCTACTGGCGGGACATCAACGGCAACGGGCGGCGGTGCTTGACGCTCACGCTCCCACTTTCGCTGTTCTCTTGCGAGACGTTTTTGAATCGCGGCATCAAGTTCCTCTTGCGAGAATGTCTTGGGCGCAACTTCCGGCGTATCTACTACAGGTTCCGGGGCCGCCGTGGCTTCCAGTTCCGGCGCGGGCGCTACTTCCGCTTCAATCGCTACTTCTTCCGACATTTTGAATCCTAAGATTCCCCGGTCTGCTGGGCCGGTACAGTATTATGCAAAGGTTTTGTCAAGTTGTGCAAGTCTATAGGCTTCCACAACTTCTGGCGTATGGATAGCCGATGCAATTGCTTGCACTTTGGCGTCTTCAGCACTTACGTCAGCACCGGGAGCAATAGCATGGCGGTGAAACGTCCCGCTAATTTGCTGACCATCTTCAATAATGGCAGTTTTGGTGCGTACTTGAATTAAACCGTTTTCCAAAACTTCAATCAGATCAACGGAGATAACTTTTTTGAGAGACATAATACTTCCTTGTTTCCAGCCTGACCATCCTGTCAGGCATTAAGACTTCCAGTTGTCCGAACTGGTACGGGTTAAATTTCTTGCGCTGTCCATTGAAAAGTTACCACATTGCTTCCTCCTGGAGCTGCGGTAAGGGTAGCGTAAAACAACCCAGTCGTGATTCCTTCAACGTGAGCATTCGCTGCCGAATACATGTTTGAGACTGGTGTCAGCGTCACAAAGATTCGATTAGCGTCACTGCCGCTTAAGCCGTGGCTTACCAACTGGGCCAAAGAACCTGCTGAGATTGTTGTCGTTCCACTGTTAAAACTGACATATCCGTAATTGTTCTGCTTTTTGTTGTTTGTGCCGCTATCAGAAATAGCTGCCGCAACAAAAATGGAAAAATCATTGTTGATGATCAGATTATTGTCGCACCCAGAAGCAAGTTGGATGCAATACGCCGTTGTGTTGTGAACGATATTTCCATCAAACACGTTGGTGTCAGAATCACTTAATACGGAAATTGCTCCAATTCCAGCCGAGTTGACAACGCCAAAATTAGACGTGAAATGACACCGTTTCGCCCCCTCCATGTAGATAACTCTGGAGCCATTAAGACCATCTTCGGCTATATTGCCAATGACTGTCAGATCAAAAACGCCGTATGCTCCCGTGCTTGTAGAGCCAAACCAATATGCAGCATTTGCGCCGGCTTTTCCAAACCCATCAACAGAATTGTTTGCAATTGTGCAACGAATTGCGCCGGTTGCGCGGATAAAAGCAGCGCCACAATAATAAGCCGTGTTGTCTGAAACTACACAAGAGCGCACGACATTGCTGGTGGTAGTCTCAAGACCGCGCAAATGAATGCCGCTTGAAAGACCAATTGTTTCGTTGACACCTGGGTCTTTTGACAAATGATTTCCAACAATCTTGCAAGCGCTATATTCACCCGTTCCAAGCGTAGAAACAAGAAACGTGTAACAATCATCCCCCATATGCAACAGTGTGTTATTGCTGTAATTTAACCCACGAACTTTCCAATTTGCAGAGATATTGCTGCCGGCCACAGACTGGATGCCACCGCAGCAATCACTGGCAGAATTTGCCAACGCCGTGCAATTGGAGCAATTGTAAAAGTTGATAACGCTAAAAATCCGATAGGTGTACGTTTCAGTAACCAGCACATTGATGCAGTCCTGAAAATAAAGCGCCGTGCCAGAATAATACGTTCCAGTTGGATGAGAGTTAATCACTGGCGACACGCCAGGGACTCCAGTGTATTTGCCGCCAATAATTGTAATGTTTTCTTTGTCAACAGCAGAAAACATATTGCTAATAGACAATCCACCCGGAATAAAAGTTGCACCGTGAAAATTATAAATAGAATTGCTTTTTAAATTAAGAGTGCTGTCAATTCTAAAATTACCTTTGCCAACAAGAGTGCGGCCTTCCGCAGCGTTTATTGCTGCTTGAATAGCCGCAGAACTGTCGGTGACTCCAGTCGCATCTGCGCCATAGTCAACAATGTTGATCGGAGATCCGTCAATCATTGAGTATGAAACTTTTGTAAGGGCCATTTTTACACCATATATGTGATTTGCACAGTTCCGTAAATTCCCGGCCCTGTACTTGCCCAAGATACGCCGTTTCCAGCTGAATCTACAGTGGTAACTTGTGTTGCCGAAGGGTCAAGATTAAGAAGTAATACGCCAGTCCCGGCCCTTGACATATACATTTGCCCTATGGCAAACATACTTGCATTAGACGTAAAAGGCAAACCCGTTACCTTAATTTGACCAGAAGCGCCAGTATTGTCTACGTTACGAAACGCAACACTTGCTGTTACAAGCCTTCCAGCTTTTGTGTAATATCCTGTTGCCGTAATTGGCGTGGTTGGTGGCGTTGTGCTTGTAAGTGTGCCAGTCCAAGTGCCTTCTTCGTAATCGGAAAATAACTCGCTTGTGCCTGTGCTGGGTGTGGCAGAAAAATCAATTCCTTGCCCGGATGTTCCAATAATTAAGTTGCCTGTGCTTAATGTTTGATTGCCCGTAAACGATTGTGCCGCATCAGTGCGGGCCACCGTAAAATTTGCATCTGGTGTTGTCATCACGCGGGTCGCCGCAGCTGCCGGCCCAACAACTTGCAACACACCGCTTGTTGCATTTGATTGAATTTGTTTTGGCCGCAAATCATTATTTGCAACTTTAACCGTTGCGCCGCTTTGAACAATTGGCAACACCTCAGTGCCAGCAAGCGGGGTTGTTGCCGCAGAAAGTGCCGAGATTTTAGTATCTGCCATAATTGTTCCTTATTGATACAGCACTTCAATGCTAGATGTAATTGGCGGCGCAATTGAGAACGTCAAAGTGGTGCCAAAAACTGCGTATGTGTTTTTTTGCTGGTACACGCCGTTAATGTACACTTGGGTGGTGTTTTCATTAAACGGCGCGTTAGCAAGAGTAAACACAGTTTGAGAACCAGTGCCGGTGAAATTTTCTACAAGACCAGCGCCAGAAATGCCGGTGATGTTGTCGGCGCTCCATATCTGCACATCAACGCTGGTTTTAAGTACAAATTTGTACGAAAGACCAACAGTCAACCAGATCTGCCCACCAGCAGACACTCGACCAGCAGAATCCAAAATAATTGGATTGGCATGGGCCGTCGCCCCACTATTGGTGGTGTAAGTGGCTTGCGGCGTGGTAGTACCGGCAGCGTATGTGTACAGCTTGCCGCCAGTCAACGGAGCGCCGTTGTTGTCAAAAAACTGCCAACCAGCACCACCAATCGGTGAAAGACTAACGGCCATTTTGTGTCCTACGCAGTAAGTGCAGCAACTTTATCTTGAAACGCTTTTACGCGAGCGTCCAAAGCAGCAGTCTTGGCTTTTAGATCGGCCTGTTGGCTGTCAATTTCAGCCTGGGCCACAGTCTGAGAAGCCTCACGATCTGTCACCGCTTTTTCGCGTAATTCAACCGCAGTCTCACGGTCTACCGCAGCAGCAAGTGCAGCCTTAGCCTGGGCATTCAGATCTTTGGCTTTAGCTTTGGCATCAACCAGTTCCTGCTTTGCCGCTGCGCGGTCAGCCGTTGCATCAACTCTGATTGCGTAAGCCTCTGCGTTAGCCGCAGCCAACTCTTGTCTAGCGGCGTCACGGTCGGCTAACGCATTCTGGGCCGCAGACAAAGCACCTTGACGAATAGCCAGTTCATCACGCACCTGTAGCAACTGCACCAGGTCGATAGGCAACTGCTTGGTAATATATTCAATTGGGTCAACTGAATTTGTGTCGTTAGAGACTTGCATTTCGGCCTCAAGAATAGTAGGTGATGTTCAGCTTGGCGCTAGCAGTCTGCTCAATGAACTGAATCTGCGACAGATCACCGTCATACTGTAGCGTAACACCAGCGGCCAGCGGCATTCCGACTGTAGCTGTTGGGGCCACGCCATCGTCGCGCCAACGCACTGCTTGCGTTTCTGGCGTAATGATAGCAATCCGAGGGGAGCCAATCAATCCGCTTATATCGCGTGGAGGAACAGTCAGTTTGGTAGCAGAACTCAGACTTGTGATCTGCTGGTAGCCCATTACCGAGGTAATTGCTTTGAGGTTAATAGCCATCAAAATCTCCTTCTTTCGGTGAATGACCGAAGTTTAATCAACAATTGGTCTGCACCGACCACCACAGAATCAAAAAATCCACCGGCAAAAAACGGACCCGTAAAAAATGTGTTGTATACGGTATCAAAAAACCCGCCGCTAAAAAACGAACCACCGAAAAAGTTCATTTCGGCCAAGTAATTTTAAACGGGTCATCTTGCGTAGTTATATCACGAAGTGCTTGGCGATAGGTTGCCCATTTTGCCTTGTCTACCGGGGAATCTTCTAACTGTGTCCAGTCCGTATCCTTGAGCATCTGGTTCCGCTGGTTACGGATCATAGCCCATTGCGTGTCAACCTTTGCTTGTAGCTCTTCAGCAGTCAACGGTTCAACGTCAACCAAGCAGCACATCCCGTCATACAAATGCGGGGCAGCAGATACCAGCTTTTCCGTTGAATGATCGTATGGTTTCCACACAGAAATTACGTAGTACCCTGCTTCAGCAATCCAATCAAGACTTGGGCCACGCTCACCAAACGAAGTATTGGGAAACCACTCAGTGTGGTCTTTGATTATGAGTTCTGAGTTGGCAAGCTGCATGACTACCTCGTTGGGAATGCTGCGGTTGGCGTTGTGGTTACAGTGCGAGCAAAACCTCTAGTAATGCGGACATCTTGCAAATAACCGTTAAGTGGGTTTGTTCCAGTGCGACTAGCGCCAACATACAAGATATTGGTCTGGTTAAAGTTGTCCGTCACAGCGCCGCCGCTAGTGGTTTCAAGCGTTCCGTTAATATAAATTTTGAGGTTCCCGGTTGCAGACCCAGACCTAACTACCGCAAAGTAATACCAAGTTGTTGCCGCCAGCGTAGTCGTTGCGCCCGTCAAGGTTGATGCGGTGTAGGCAAATTGCAAACGATTGCCAGACGTTACGTTTACAGACCATCCAGTGGTTGCCGTACCCTTGCTTACAAGTCCGTAAGCCACACCGTTTGCAGACAAATAAAACCATCCCTCAACCGTAAAGTCACTTGTGCCAAGCTGAAGTTGCGGACCGTCAATAGACGTTAACCAATCCCCAGTGCCATCAAACTTCATGCTTGTTGGCGACCATTTTGATACCGTGGTTGACGATTGAGCATCCCCAACTGTGATCGCGTTGTTTTGAACAGAGGCGTCATAAACCCCCGAATTTGTAAAGTCAAGAAGTAGACTGGTGTTTGCCGCCGCAAAAGTTATATCTACGTTGGTTGTGCTTGAATAACTTGCCGCGCTTGTAGAACCGGCAGTTTTTATTGGTGCCAAGGTTGGCGGGGCAAATGCGCCGGTGTAAACCGGGGTGCCTTTTACTATTCTAATATTTGAAGAATAACCATTTGAAGGTAAAGTAGCCGTTCTACTAGCAGAAATGTACATTATGCTAGTTTGGTTAAAGTTATCGGTTACTGCGCCCGCACTTGCAACCTCCTGTACACCGTTAATATAAATTTTTAAATTACCAACCGAACTACCAGATCGAACTACTGCAATGTGGTACCAAGCGTTTTGAACAAGCGTTGTAGTTGCACCCGTTAAGTTTGACGCTGTGTAACTAAATTGAATTCTTGCGCTAGTAGTAGTGTTTAATGACCAACCAGTTGTGGCAGTACCTTTGCTGATCAAATTGTAAGCAGTTGAAGTGGCCCCAGAAATGTAGAACCAACCTTCAATTGTAAAATCTCCAGCAGCAAGTTGCAATGCCGCATTGTCAGCAATACTTAAATAATCGGTGCTCCCGTTAAAATAACCGCTCCCCCCATACGCTGCAGTAGTATAAGAGGCGACGGGTGAAAATGGCTGAAATGCTTGGGCTATGGGAGTCCCGTTAACCGTAATAGCAAAAGTATTAGGGCTATTGTTAATAAATCGGTTGCTTTGGCAAGTAAGAAATGATGTTTGGGTTCCAGTAATCGCGGAAATGTTTGTGCCAGAAGACTGCGTTGAAGCAAGCGGGGTTGTTGGCGGCGTAAATGCCCCTGTATAAACGCCAACGCCCTTAACAATTCGCAATGAGGAAATGTATCCAATCATTGAGGTTGTGGCGCCCTCTGTTGAATACCTTCCTACATTAGTAAAAAGTGCTGAATTAATTGTTACGGCAGACGTTGCCGTTCCTCTAGATACCCCGTTTATATACAACGTAAACGCGCTTCCAATCCGAACTGCGGCAATATGGTTCCACACCCCTGTTTTTATAAGGGCCGTAGCAGACGTAATATTTGCTTGTGATGAGCCATAACACCATCCAAAATAAACGGCCCCCGTTGAAAGAACAGCCAAAAGAACTCCGAGATCAGAAGTCGCTTGTGCGGCGTTCTTTTCTTGTATTGTTATGTATCGATTGTTGCTTAAATCGCCAATATTGACCCAAGCTTCGACAGTAAAATCTGACGCACCAAGTTGAAGCGGGGCAGTGTTTGATGTTGTTAAATAATCCGCGCTACTAAAATAATTACTCCAATACCCATTAGGCCAATACGGAGTGACAGAACCTTGTGTTGGAGTGCCGTTACGGGTGAGGGTAAAGTTGTTGGTGCTGGAATCTTGGAATGTGTTGTTCTGTTGGCCGTTTGTGCTGGTTGTGTCTAACAGCAGCGGGACATACGGGAAGTATGGGTCCGCAGCCGCCGCTGCTTGGCCTGATTTAGACGCAGCAAACATTAGTAATTCTGCCCAATCGTTGCGCCGTACCAGCTCGTACCGTCAGAAAAGAACGAATAAATGTCCTTCTTGCTCGCGGTAGTTGTAATCGTCGGCGCTGTCGCTGAAGGCCAAGATACCGTTGACCAAGTGACCGTCCGGCTTCCCGTGCCATCTTGCGCCAGGATAATAATGAATGACTTGCCAGCCACCGCTGTAGGCATTGTGATTGTTGCATTTCCGGTCAACGTCAGGTTTTGAACCGTTCCGTTAGTCAAGCTAACCGTGATCGCCGTGCTGGTATTGGCAGAGTACAGCGTTTCAACATAATTTGTGACCGTTGGATTGGTCAGCGAAGGCGTATTGTTAAAGACCAATACCCCAGAGCCAGTCTCATCAGTAACCGTTGAGATTAAATTGGCGCTGGATGGTGTGGCTAAAAATGTAGCAACGCCAGTTCCTAACCCTGAAACGCCTGTAGATATTGGCAATCCAGTTGCGTTGGTCAGCGTGCCGGTTAATGGCGTTCCAAGCGCTCCACCGTTAACAACAAACGCGCCAGCAGAACCTGTATTCACACCAAGCGCCGTGACAACCCCAGTGCCAGTCGTAACCGTTGATGGAGCAGAACCAGCCCCGCCGCCGACAACCAGCGCATTAGAAGCAAGCGCGGCGCTGGAAGCCCAAGTGGTTCCGCTTGAGAAGTACGGCACTCCGCCGGAAGTACCGGCGACCGTTAAGGCCAGCGTCCCGGAAGTGGAAATAGGAGATCCACCAACCGAAACAATACCGCCAGTAAACGATTGGGCTACAGAAGTAACAGTTCCAACTGCCGCATACGCAAGACTATTCCACGCAGTTGATCCCGTACCAATCTTAAACTTGCCGGTGTCCGTCTCCGCACCCAATTCACCTACAGCAAGTTTAGGGTTGGCTGAAGTCCAGTGAGCGTCAGTACCGTTTCTAAGCTGAATTTGAACGGCCATTACGGCGTTCCTCCATCAATTGCGGTAATCCCGCCATAATTACTTGATGGCGTTCCACCATCTAAATTTGGACTGCCGCCGCCACCAGTCTGAGTAACCCAAGACAACGTGCCAGATCCATTAGTAGACAACACTTGCGAGGAAGTCCCATCGGCACCCGGAAGCGTCCAAGTTACGTTTGTTCCAACCGTTGCAGGAGATTTAAACGCTACATAGTTGCTGCTATCTGCGTCAGCAAAACGCAAAGCGCCTTGCGCCCCCAACTGTACGTTAGTGCCATCCCAAATAAAATTAGCAGACCCACCAAACGAACCAGAATTATTAAACTGAATCTGTGTGTTTGAGCCGCCGGGAGTTCCGCCGCCACCAGTAGCGGATAGCGTCCCAGTAATAAAACTTAAGCCCGAGCCAACCGTAACATTAGAAAATCCACCAGATCCGTTTCCGTAAAGGATGGATGTGCCAGAAGTAGCCGGAGCATAGTCCGTTCCGGCAGTTGCAGCAGAGAATGCGCTTGTACCGTTGCCTTTAAGAATCCCGGTAAGCGTCGTCGCCCCAGAGCCACCGTTGGCAACAGGCAACGCAGTACCAGAATAAGAAATAGCCAACGTCCCAGACGTTGTAATAGGCGAGCCAGTAACCGTAAATATTGATGGCGCAGATAACGCTACGCTGGTGACCGTACCAGAACCACCGCTAACCGTAGCCCAAGAAGTGTTTGTACCATCAGTGGTTAAATATTTACCAGAATTTGCAGCCTGAGTTGGCAGCAAAGCATTAATTGCAGCCGTAGTTGTGGTTTGACCAGTACCACCATTGGCAATATCAATTGTTCCATTTAGCGTATGCGTGGCATTCCACGCAGCCGCGCCCGTGGCGCTAAAGGAAGCGTCAGCAGGTGTTGAATGGTTGACAGTTAAAGTCATGCCAAGAAACGCAACCGATACAAGGCGCGTAAGTAAATTTCAATAATGTTGTCAATTAACTGCTGCAAAGCCATATCTGTCTTGTCAACAATTTCGTACCGACAACCTTCAATTTCTTTCAACTGCTCTTCCAAGAACTCAACAATATTAGTCGTTTTTTTGGCTGTCATCAGCGTGATCGGCCCAATCAGCCCATGCCGACCCTGATAGGCTTCGGCAAAGTCATCTGCCGCCTCAACAATTAGCTCGTAAAAATGACCGAGCGCCTTGTGTTTGCTATAGCTTCGCGTGTTTAGATGTACGCTATGGGCTACATCTCGCGCCAAAAACAACAGCCCTACAAAATCCGCGCACTTCATTGCATCATCCCTTCAGAAGGCATCATTTCCATTGGTGCAGGTTCTTGGCGCATCTCAGGCATCAGCATACTCTGCGACTCCATAGCCGCAGCCACCACACCCATTGCAATGTCTTGGATCTGCTCTTCAGACATACCTGCCTGAACAGCGGTAATGCGCTTAGTCTCAGCGTCAAACGCCTTGATCTTAGCCTCAAAGTCCTTGCGCTCCATGTCCTGCGCTTCCATAGATTTGCCAACATTTTGCAGCATATTGTGCAGCTGATCCAACTCTGCTGCCATAGCTTGCATCTGCTGGTTGGCCGCTTGAAGAGCCGGATTGTCGTCAGCCTCTTGCATAAGTTTTGGGTCAATTGTCTTGGCAAACCGCTTTGCCATTTCTTGAGCACCCGGCCAGTCCATGTTCTTGACGAACAAATCGCCAGCGACCGCCCACAACTGCGGATTACCTTGCAGTAGCTGCGCCATTGCTTCAAGAGCCTCTTGGCGCTTGGTGGCGTAGCCCGGACCCGTTGCAACCACTACGTCGTACTTGCCAACCGCCGGATTGTAGATTTTGTCAATCACAATCCCTTCTTGGTTCTGGATCTTACGCACTGGCTCGGTCTGAGTCGGGTCAATCTTGACCATCTTCGTCTCGCCATCCAATCCAATGATTCTGGCAATTCTCTGCGTGTCGTAAATCTTGGGGATTAAGTCGACCAACTGCCGACCAACATAGCGGACAGCCCGTGCCAAGTTGTCTTGGTAGTGATAAGTACCAACGTCGCCCTCACGCTGGCGAGCAAGAATGGCCCTGCCGGAACGCTCGTTTGATTGCTGCCCAAGTGATGCGTTGTACTGTCCAGTTGCCGACTTGATGTCCTCGGATGCGCCCATTTTGGCTTGAATCAAGCCAGTTTGGGCCATTGGCGGCAGCGCACGTTGCGGTAAAGGTAATACAGCACCCTGACCGTCCGTCACATCTGGATTGACCTCCAAATAAGGCCAATTCTGCGTGTTTGCAGTCTTCCACTGGGTTTCATACCCCTCAAACTGACCGCCATAACCAATAAACGGGGCCTTCGGAGCCAGCGCCAGCATCTCTGCCTCTTGGCTAGTCCAATAATTGTACATCCGTTGGGCATCTTTTGCGTTACGC